TCCATTACCTTATCTCGAAGTCGAGTTTGCGTACTTTTCTTTTGCGTCGTTGTTCCTGCCATTGTAAATCTTGGGATGAGAGACCTTCTTGATCTTTTTTCTGATTAGATTTTACTACTACAATATTAGTTAGGTTTCGAGCAGTGAAAGTATCGCCAGTAACAGTTAACATGTTAGGGCATCCACAACTATGTGTTTGTGAACCCCCCTTCAGTTCAGTTCCACACTCTTTACACCTTACGATAATCATTTTACTACGTGTTTACAGCTTTCCAGTCCCTATCAAACAACTCAAGTCCTTTGTCTGTCAAAATGTTATTGTACATCTTTTCAAATACTGCTGGTGGCATGGTTACTATGTTTGCACCATATCCAAAACAGTCACTTACGTCTTTTACATTTCTCAGAGATGCACCAAGCACCTCAGTATGAACATTCTGTTGCTTATATACAGAGACAATATCTTTTACTAGATTTACACCACCGAAAGAATTATCATCTACTCTTCCTACGAATGGTGAAATATAAGTTGCCTTAGCTTTTGCTGCAAGAATTGCCTGTGCTACAGAAAATACTAAAGTAACATTTACTCTGATTAGTTCTCTACGAAGTTCTTTGCAGGTTAATAAACCATCATAAGTACAAGGAACTTTTATCGTAGCAACTTCTCCGAATATACTATGTAGTCTTCTTCCCTCTACAGTCATCTCAGGAGAGTCACCAACGACCTCCATACTAATATCTTTAACACCAATATCTGCAATTTCTTTGTATACATCTTCTGGATTTCTACCACTCTTCATAATAAGAGTTGGGTTAGTTGTGACTCCATCAATCAATCCAGTGGAGAAATGCTTATGAATTAATTCTGTATCAGCAGTATCTAAGAAAATTTTCATGGGAGTTGGTTCTATCATCTTATTCCATTATATATGTTTGTGATTAAATTATACGACAAAAAAAGGAGGTTGTAAACCTCCTTTTTGTTTTAATCATGACTTAGTAATCTTCTCTTGATAATGCGGCATATGATCTATAACTATATTTCTAGGTATTCCTTCTTCAGTCGTAGGAGAATATTCTAAAAGAACAGATAGTCTTCTTTCAAAATCCACTTTATATCCTTCTACCCAAGTTCTAACCTTTGTTTTTTCATTAACTTTCCAATAACCCTCCCATGCTTTTCTATTTGATTCCTTATCATAATATGGCTTTATTATAATAGTTTGCCAATTAGTTTTCTTTTCAATCTCATCAAAAGTATCAACAAACAATCTCAACGGTGAACCAGCAGAACCAGTTATAACAATAGTATCATCATCTGTTAAACTTTCAACATTTTTTACTATAGAAGAATCTTTTTTACCTTGTGGATATCTAATACAAGTTTTTCCAGCAGCATTAATATCATTTAAATCTTTTCTATCTTGTGCCTTTGAAATAAGTTGGTTTCTTTTTTGATGAGTAAATCCTATATCATCAATATATTCTTTATTACTAGAGGCATCAATTGGAGTACCATGATCTTTGTTATACCTTAACAAAGTTTCTATTACAGTTTCATCATCAGTAGGTTCTTTCTCAAAGAATTCAACTGGATTCAATAACTGCCCAACCCTTTCCATCTCATCTTGATTGATATCATGTTCCTTAATAAAAGAATCTGGTATCAAATTAATGCGTACAAGTGGTATTTTTGCTATGGTTGCTCCTTCTAAAGTTCTATTACCATCCCCTATCATACCTTCATCTACTTCCCAAACAAGAATTGGATCAGCATTTGAAGCATCACCTTTTTCTTTCATTCTATTAGCTATCTGATCAACGGGTTTTACCTCAAATCTAACTTGAAGTTTAGGTAATTTATTTAAATCATCGACCCTTCGTAATCCATCAACTCTAAATTTTCCCTCTTTAATCAACTGCACTATATGTTTACACAATTCACCTCGTACAGGTACAACATAAGCACCACCAGCATTTGCTAAGTTGTAAAACAATGGATTGTTCATAACATCTTCTTTTTTATGGAAATCTCTTTCAAGATTTTTCATCTCTACATGATCTCCAGAATCAATAATTTCATACTTTAACATTGGTTTCATTCCGTAGAATAGATTAATAAATTCAGAATTTCTGGAACTATTCCAGTATCCATCTGGAAACACACCTTTCTCATATAACTTATGAGAACCAGAATACATCATACCATTATCAAGATTAGTGATAAGATATTTTATACTTTCCGCATTGGGTTTTAATGCTGATAAATTATTTTCTTTGATCGAAGTTGGAAATTGTATCACTTTCTAATCTGTCTCCCAAAACTGTTTTCATTAGATTTAAAGAGATTTGTTGTGGTCGTTGTTTCCATCCGTACCAGTTGGTTTTCTTTCCAATATTATATGGAGGAATCTTCCCTTTGTCAAGGTATTGTTCAGCAGTACAGTCATATACATTATCTCCATGCTGTAGCCACCAATGCTTTTCTCCACGATAATCCTCACCACTCATAGGAACCAACTTATCAGTATCTATCAAATAATATAATGCCTGTGATGCATGATAACAATGTCCATAATATCTAACAGTTCCTACATCACTACGATGCATTAAAGACTTTCTTCCCTTAAGAAGGTCTGGTGTAAGATTTTTCTGTATCAATCCCATCACCAGACACATGTTTAGTTCACTGAACTCATATGCTTCAAAGGTAAGTGTTCTAGTTTGAAATATTTTTTTATCTTTATACCTATGTCTTTTAACTGTCTTGATCATCATCCACAACATCAAAAGAGATAATTTCTAAATCTTCCCCATCCCTATCTTCTAATTCTATCCAATCTTCAAACTCTGCATACAAGGCAATCTTATCACCAACCAATTCTGCTGACTCTAATCTATCAATAGCCCAATCTCTAACATGGGCAAGAACATCTTCAGTCGTTTTCAATTCCATAATAGTCTTTTCTGAAGTACCTTGAGAGGATGTTACTATTATAGTATTTTGGTGTCCCATCGTCAAGTGACTCGGTAAGGACTCCATGTGCAAAGAGTTGTCTGGTTTCCTCGAAGTTTGTTTTGCCTTTTGTATGATGTAGTGATAAGATAGTTCGACTAAAATTCTCTCTGCCAATCTTCCCAATCTCTTCTTTAAGTTCTGGACAAGACCCATAATACTTTTTCCAATCAGATTCAGACTTTACTTTGCGTTTCTTTCCTTTAGGAGTTCTAAACTTCCAGAAATATTTACGTCCGATGTATTGTCTCCCATTTTTATTATTTGTAATGAGGTAGACGTAACCGAAGAAATCGCCAATATCGTCAGAAGTAAAAGTTGTATCTTTGTATAGCCAGGGATTTTCATAATCAACGTTCATAATCCTTAAGGACTTCTAACGTATTATTTAGTTGTGTAAAATAAATCTATAATTTGAAACCACTAAAGGTATCTTTCTTCACATCTTGTTTGATACCACCAACTACATATGACTCTACTTCTGTCTCCTGTGGTGCCACTTGAAGACCCTTAGAGGAGATCCAATGATCTGTCCATGGTAAAGGATTGTTTCTTGCAGAAATATCATAAAGTGGTTTTAGATTG